TGAAATCTGTCGTTACTGTTGATAACTAGATTTTGTGCAGGTTTAGCTTTTGACCTCTGTAATAGAAATTCTAGTTTCAAGACTATTCCTCTTTTTCTGCGGCCATTTCCTCAAAAATTCCATTTAGCGTGACTCCTAGCGTGTTGAATGCGTCATCCGTTGCCCCTTCTTCAGCTAGGATAAACATAAGAAAGATAATCCTTAACGGATGCGTGAAAGGTAACTCCATCAAAACGATATTATTCTCGGCCAAAAAATCTGAAATCATATCCCAATAGAAAGGTTTAAGCAACCCGAACGAGCCCTTGGCTACGTCTTCCACTGGTTTTTCAGAAAGGTTATCAGCCTTCATCACTAGAGTAACCCTATCAAATTCAGTTGTTTCCCCTTGCGCTGTTCGGTGTGTTACGTGTCCGGCTTCGAGGTCTTCAATATCGTAACCAAACATAAGAGCGACATCTTTTAGTTGGTTCATTAGTTGTTCTGTCTTAGTCATCTTTAATTCTCCTCAAATTAGAATGGCGAATCATCACTAGTGATGTCCATTGGGTTTGAATTACCGTATGGGCTGCTTTCTCTTGCAAAGTTTGGCCCTTGCTGTTGCGGTGCTTGTTGCCCGTAAGGCCCTGCATAGCCGTTGTCATTGCCAAACGCTCCCGATGTATTGCCTTGAATAGCATTGCTGCCTTCACGCGCCGCACGGCTTTCTAACATTTGGAAGTTCTCAGCGACTACCTCAGTGACATACACTCTTTGACCTTGCTGATTCTCGTAGCTACGGGTCTGAATGCGTCCAGTAATTCCAATCAATGCGCCTTTCTTAGCCCAGTTAGCCAAATTTTCAGCTTGCTGGCGCCAGATAACACAGTTAATAAAGTCTGTTTCACGCTCGCCGTTAGCGTCCTTGAAATTACGGTTAACTGCAAGGCTGAATGTAGCTACTGCGATGTTACTGGTCGTGTATTTTAGTTCTGGGTCACGGGTTAGGCGACCAACTAGAACGGTCGAATTAATCATTGATTCTCTCCTAGAATTTCATAATTTACAAAGTTGTCATCTAGCAACTTGGCGAATTGATGCCATTGATTCTCACCGCCGTGGAAAGTTAGTGAAAGATTGACCTTGTAAGGCTCAACGGGCTTGCTAGGCGCTTCCTCGACTGGTTTAGTGTCTTCGATAACCTCACCAGTTTCAGCGTTGACTGCTTTAATTTCCTCACTAGCTGACTGTTTAGCCATTGCTTCAATTTCTGCCAAGCGTGCCGCTTCTGCTTTCGCTTTGGCTTCTGCTTGCTGCTTACGCTCAATAGCTGCATCACGGTCCTTTTTCATTTGCTTCAAGATTTCCACTAGAGGTGTATCGTTCTGCAGCGCTCTAGTGTATGGTTCAGCCGGCAACTCATAGTCAAGGGCTTGTTCCTCAATCATGTTAAGGTTAGCCTTGTATTCTTCAAGTCGGTCATACTCAGCCAAAACAAGAGCGTCGATTTCTTCGACAGTCTCTTTCTTGAGTTCCATCTTCTTGTCTTTGAAATACTTCTTCAAAGAATAGCCATTATACTTATCTTTGAAAGTGTCTTTGTCCAATCCGGCAAGTTTACACTTTTCTTCAAAAACTGATCTAACATGGTCAACTCGTAGCAATCTTTGATGTTCGTCAATCTCGTCTCGTTTTGCACGTAGCTTGTTGATAAGGCCTTCAAGCGGTCCTTTAGACTCTTTGAAATTAGCTTCAAACTCATTAAGTGGATTCTTATACACTTTTGAGATGTCTTTTCGCTTGTTATCCAGCTTTGTCAAGAGACTATTGAAGCGTGTAAACTCCTTTTTAATATCGTCATATTCAAGTTGGTCTAGTTGCTCGTCTGATAGCTCGCTAACTGCTGCTTGAATAGCTGCATCGAATTTTTCAAAATCAAAGTTAATCGTTCCCGGCGTATATACCGGCTCGATTGTTTCCAAGAAATTATTTGTTGCATTGTTCGTTACGTCCTTCATTTTTATCCCTTTCGATTGTTAATCTGTGTTTGAATGTCGTTGCTTACCACGTTAAAACCTGCCACTAGCAACTCATGGAAATCATTGAGCTTGTACTTCTTCAAATAGTAATTCGCTACTGTTTCGGTTGCTTGACCAGTAATTAGAGCTAGCTCATTGATTTGCTGCATGATTGTGTCATGTTGCTCGTTGCTAATGAAGTTAGGTTGTTGATCGCTTCTTGACTCATAGCGTGCTTGTTGCGGTTGTGGCTGTTCTTCCACTTCCTCAGTGTCTTCGACTAGTTCTGGCTCTGGTTGGACTGGTTGAGCTTGTTCCTGTCTTTGCTGCTCAATCTGTGCCATTTTACGAGCCTTAACATCCTCTTGCGTTTCTCGTGGGGTAACGTCGATAGGTGCCGCTTGCTCCATTTCATCCGCTGTATATAGACCGCCTACGTTCTCCGAGAACGCATCTCGGACGGCTGCCACGATTGCCACCTTTTCAATCATTTGCCCTGGTGCTTTCTGCCACCAATTCTTATGCGTGTTATAAGCTGATAATTCAACTTCACGATACACTGGACGACTTCGGTCCTTTCGGTACACTTCACACCACCCGCCGATTAGGGTAGCCTTGCGAGGTAAGATTACGCCCTTCTTAGTTTTAAGCTCGCCTTTTTCATCCTCGTAGATCACACCACTTTCAAAACCGTCGTAATTTGCGTTCTGTTCAGCTCGCTTCATGAAAGCGTCCTTAGACACCACGATTTGAGCTGGGTTGTTACCATACTTGATGAAATAGACCTCTTTAGTAAAAGGGTTAAGGTTGCGATTCTTAACGATTGCTAGCAATGTTTGAAGCTCTTGTGGGCTTGCTTGATGTTTCGGGTCAACAAAGTTTCTCAATGTCTCGCCGTCAAGCTGTTGCAAGTCGGTTAAATACGCCCCTTTTGTAGTTTGTAATTGATTTTCCATGTCATATCCTTTTTAATGCCCCTAATTCTCAAATTTTGGGGGTTATTTGCCGTTTTACCGTTTATCTAGTGTAATTTGCCACTAGATTATTCAGGACGGTTACAAGCGATTTTAGAGCCATTTCTTGCCCTTTGACTTTTTTAGGTACCAATTCTCCCTTTTGAGCTTGGTGTTTTCTTGAGCTAGTGACAAGATTCTGTCTTGCTGACTGTTGATAATCTCGCCTAGCTCACGACCTAAATTCATGTACTTGTTCCGCCATCGGCTCTCGACTTCGTAAGTTTCTTGTTCCATGTTTAATGCCTACCCTCCCACCACTGCAAAATTAATTATTTTTCGTTATATTTCTTAAATCCAAGAGTTAGTGCTGTGATACCTGCTGCAATCACTACCAATCCCAAAGTGCTAGCAATACCTTCTTTTTCACCAGTAACTGGAAGAGTACCACCGTAAACGGGTGTATTTACCCCCTCTCTTGGCTCAGAATCGAGTTTATAAGATACCGTGGTATATTGTGCCACTTTGTTATTAGGACGCTCTACGCTCGTTTTAGGGGCTTTTTCTGGCGTGCTAGGTTTTTCTGGTGTTGGTTCCTCTGGAATTTCAAGCTCTGGCAAGTCCAAGATAGGGGCATCATTCGGAATCACACCGCCTTCAAATTCCGGTTTTTCATACTTCGGAGCGTCGTTTGGTACAGTTCCAATCGGTTCGGTATACTCCGGCAACTCACGGACTTCCGGAATGCCGGGGATACCACCCTCAAATTCTGGGATGTCAACTTTTGGAGCTTCACGGGGGATTTCAAAAGTTGGCTCTGGCTTATTCTCACCAGACGCATCACCCCGACCGCCTACGAGCTGAATTTTTTGGTATGCAACAGAACCATCATTTTCAGCTTTAAGCTCAATTTTGTTAGTTGGATTAGTTGAGTCCTTAACAGCGTTTACGAGTTTAGTTTTGTAGTATAGATAAATCATGCGGTCTAAACGGTCCATTTTGATTTCAAAACCATGCTCAGATTTTGAGATAGACTTAACTAAGTCCATAGCTGAACCTTTGTCAATCCACGGATCTAGACTTTCAATGTTCTTGATTTCAAAATAATCATCAACTAACTTTTGATTATTGCTCATGCTATCAATGATAGTGACATTGTTCAAAACACGATGAGCATAATTGACACGAGCTGTCCAATTAATCACAGTAGGGTCTTCTTTGTCTTGGAATCCCCATTTAGAAATCAATTCATCTTTACCGATGACTCCCTCATTACCAACATTGACTGTTACTACAGTTCCATTGAAATTGATATTTACTGGCTTACCTGCCACAACTTTATCTGTCCAACTTGCATCTAGTTTCAAGTTCATGATCTTATTCAAAGGGTGTGATTTGAAATAGTCGTTAAATACAGTGGTTACTTTGTTAGTGGTAGCGTCTGCTGTAGCTTTACCAACTACTGCTTTTTCTGGATTGTGTACATCAAACTCATAGGAAGTTTGGAATTTCACTTCTTCGGGCAAGTCAAAAGTAACTTTGTCCCCCTCGTTAACCGACACATTGTCTGGAATTTGAATATCTTTGTATTCAACTTCGAATGGGCTATATTTTCCGTTGCCGTTAGGGAAAGTAACCTCAACGTTTGGGTTTTCGACATTGATAGTGTCGCCCGTTTTAGTAACTGTAGTAGGTGCCGCTGGTGTTTCAGCGACTGGTTGAGTTACTTCTGTAGTTGTTGCTGGTGCTTCTGTCACTGGTGCTGATTCGGTAGCAACCGCTGGTGTTTCCACTGGTGCCACTGTTTCAGACGGTGTCACTGTAATGTTGCCGGCATTGTCAGCGGTGTAGACGTTAGCTACAGTTGGTTGTGCGTCCGCCACTGGTTGAGTGGTTTCGTCTGCCGATGCTGTGCCAGCTCCAATCAATAGAGCTGTAGCTAGTGCTAGCGTGCCACAAAGACCGAATGCTTTAGTCTTAATGTAAGATGGTTTTGCAATTGTTTGTGAAATCATGGTATAATCTCCTTGTAAATGTTATTTCTTGCATGGGCCCTAACCCATGCTTTTTTTAGTGCTTCAATCCGCACCCATAGCCCACCGTTTCATGTTTTTTTATATTTTTTTAGAAAGGTATTTGTGTGAAATGTGGGTAAAGTTTATATTTTTTGGGGAAAAGTATAAGTTACACTCCACGGTGAGCCGTGGCTACGGATTGAAAGTTATGTTATTTGCTGTATTTCTGCTTGAGTCGTTCTTGTTTTTCCTCTGGGGTTTCAACCCATTCAAAGAATGGCTCAGGTTGTTTGGGTTTCTTCTTGGGAAAAAGTTTTCTTAGTAGCTTCATGAGTTACCCCACTAGCTGATCCAGCGGAAGCCCGTGAGCTTCGTTGTAAATACGTGCTTTTTCGTCAACCATTTGATGGCGTTCAATATCGTAAGTTTCTACTTGTTCTTGTTTTTTGTTTGACCAAATCCAATTGATAAGTTTTTTCATGTTTTTTACCTCTCTTATTCTTCTAACTATGATTATTACTGTATAGTTATCTATTAGTAATTATTACTAGTTAGTGCCGGTAGGCTCTAGATTGTTGTTGGTTAGTGCCGTAGGCCATATTGTTATATATTAGTACTTGTTATATATTAGTATTTGTTAGTGTCCGATTATTCATCGTATGAATTTTCATCGGTTGAATTATTCATCGTATGAATTTTCAACTTATGAATTATCATCGTATGAATTAATGGAAATTCCATTTATCGAACTATGAATTTTTAAGGCTACCTGTGGATAACTCTGTGGATAACTTTTTATCAAGGTATTCTATAAACTCGTCTGTCATGGGTATGTCTGATGCACATACAACTATTTCAAAACCTTTTTTATAGCCCTTGCTTTTTCGGAAAACCACGACATAACGTTTGTGTTTTAATTCTTCAAACGCTGAACGGTGTGAGCTTTCCCCATTGGTTGACCTCTTTTTGAGTTCTGAAAGATAAACTCGCCAATCGCTTTTATTTATCAAGATTTCAGCAAGTAAACCCTTAGCTTGTAAACTCAAGCTGGCGTCTTGCAAAAACTCGTTGTTCATGCACGTATAGTTTTTTTCATCGTTAGTGAAAGATGTACTTCATTCGGTTATGCTCCTTTCTGTTGGTTTCCATTTCTTCCCCTAACCGCACTAGAGAACTAGTGAGGACTTTTTTAGGAGGCCTATTATAACTAATGGTATTGCTTGTATTGTTCTTAACAGGTATATGCCTCACTAGCTCACTGCTACGGCTAGGGTTGTTAATGTTATTTGAATCTATTCCTGCTTTTCCACTCTATGAAGGATTTGAAACCCTCATAATTGATAAAAACCAGTTTGTGTGTCGGGTTGAATACATAGTTTTGGAAATCTTTGTTGTCCCTCATTTCTCGAATGAGGTTCTTTGCCATCGATTTTCCAAGACCTTCCCACCGCTGCATGAGGTGGTCGTAATCTCCCCATTCGGCAGTTTCGTTAACTCCGACCGGTTTATAGGTGATTTCCATTTCGTTTAAGCCCCCTTTAATCCTCTTGTTCGATGAGTGGCAGGATGTCGTTAGCTTTTAGCAATTCATGCAAGAACAAGCGCCCCTTTTGTGTCCAAGTCGTTGTCATATTGACTTGATCTTGACCGTTCTTATCCTTGTAATCAAATGTCGAACTATCGACATAACCCTTGCCAATGTGTTTCTTATACAAAATCCATTGACTATTGACCTTGTGCTGAACACCTAGATTATGCAAGATTGCATTGAATTTCTTGGCGCTCATGCCGTAATCTGCCGCAATCTGGGTAACACGCACCGCCCCTTTACTTTCTAGGATAATGTCGAAGTAGCGTACTTGTTCTTGTGCCAAGGCTAACTCAGCCTCTAGTTTCACCACTTTAGCTCGTTCGTCTTTAAGAGCTTGAAAGGCTGCAATGGCAAGGTCTGGGTCATTAAGTAGTTGGTCTGTAGCATACATGCCATGTTTGCGGATAGTCGGCAAAACCTCTGATGTAACCCAACGTTTAAACTCCTTGGCTTGCGGTAGTTTGCTGGATAGGATGAGCGAGTAGAGACCTGATTCGTTGATGATAATCATTTCTCTGTCTTGACCTGAGGTACCGAAACGGTACTTCAGCTTATCTTCTTCATCTACGTGTCTATTGACATCTCGACTACCATTTTGGTATCCCAAAATCCCAGCCACATCCTTACCGACAAAGTAAGGCTCATTGTTAATAGTTACAGTTCGGACTGCCTTTCCATTAAAGTTAAAAATTTCATTCATAGTGTTTCCTTTCTTTGCTATAATAGTTTTTAAAAAAACGAGGTTTTGACATGAAAAACAAATCCGAAGTATTAGTACCACTAATGTTAGTGGGCTTGCTATACGTTGAATTCCACTGTATTACACCAGATAGCCATTCAGCTTTGACTAGCCTTGCCGACATCAATTGGACGTATCTAAGTCTAGTGATTGGCGTTGCTTTGTTAATTTCGCTGATAGTGTTAACTTATATTCATGACATTCTGCTCTTTCTCAAACTTGAGAAAGACGGTGATATAACTTATAGCTTTGTTATCTCTTTGGCTATCTTTGGGTTCCTCGTTTTGAGAAACTGCTTAATCGTCCTGTCTGATACTCAATTCGGTAATTTAATGTCCTTCGCTAGCATCCCCATCTTCGGTGCTTTTTGGTCGCTCTCCAAACGAGCGCTCAAAGCGAATAGGAAGCAAAATGAGGATTCCAACAAGCATTGAGAATGTAAAGAACATGTAGGTCGTGAAGTCCCATTCTGGGATTGGGCGGCCTTTTTGCATGAACTCGATAAAATCGTGAATGTGATTCATTTTTTGCTCCTTTCATAATTTTAATTATTTAGTTCAAGTTCTTGAGCTTCATAGTTAAAAAAATATTCAATAATCTCATTTTTCGAGATTCCTAATAATCTAGCTGCCTTCACAATTTCGTCTTGTTGCCACTTTGCTTTTCCGTTGATTTTGAATGAAATCGTTGTTGGAGTTATGCCGATAGCTCCTGCGAAATTTTCTTGAGTTCCGTATTTTTCTTTGATGCGACCTTTTAATTTAGCATAGTCAAATCTCATTGAGTTCTCCTTTCTAAGTTCGATCTCTTGAACTTTATGGTTTTATTTTAATCTTTATCTTTTTATTTGTCAACAGTTTTTGTTCAATTTTTTGAACTTTTTTTTGATTTTTCTTGAACTTTTTTATTTTCTACTATATAATGAATCCATAAAGGAAAAAGGTAAAGAATATGAAAAATACTACTGCTGCACGCTTGCAACAAGTGATGAATGAACGAAATTTAAAGCAAGTTGACGTAATTTCCCTTTCGAAAGTGCATCAAAAGGAATTGGGCGTAAAACTTGGAAAGAGTGCTTTGTCACAATACATCAATGGAAAATCAACGCCAGATCAAGAAAAGTTAGTTCTACTTGCTAGAACGTTGGGGGTATCTGAAGCATGGCTCATGGGGTACGATGTCCCTATGGCGAAAGAACAACCACAGTCACAACCCAACACCCACGACATCGATAACATTATAGACAACGCTATGATGTTCGACGGTAAACCGCTGACCGAGGACGACAAGCGGGCTATCCGTGGCATAATTGCGGGATATATGAGCAGCAAAGAGAAGTGAGGTGCTATGACTGAAAAAGAATTGCTTGAGCAGTTCAATATCTCTATCTGTGAGTTTGATTCTAGTCAGTGGTCCAGAAACGGCTTTATCGACCCGATAAACAGGGTGGTTTATATCAACGGGGATTTAGACCAAGACACTCGTTTAAAGGTCATTTTACATGAATTAGGCCACCTAGAGCAGAACTCTAAAGACTATGAACGAATGCGAGAAAAGTTTGAGGTTCAGGCAAATAGGAGTATGATCCATGAGTTGTTGAAAAGTGAAAATCTTGATGATTTTAATTACTTACACTTTATGGAAAAATACAATCTCACAACTATTTGTGATGAGACCTTTGTTAAAGATGAATACTTGAAAATGATGAGGTAACGTTATGAATTTATTAACAGTTCAAACTCAATTAATGCAAGCGGGCGTCCCTAAGATGTTCGGTACTCGAAAAGAAGTTAACTACCTGCCACAATTACTATCAGACGACGAGGTTATACAATATGCCGCTTCTGGATTTTATGACGGCAACACTGTCTTAATCGTTTTAACTCAAAAACGCATTATGTTTGTTGATAAGGGCATGATTTACGGTGTCCAAACCTCTGAAATCCCTCTTGATATGGTCAATGGAGTATCGTCTAAAAGTGGGGTTCTTTTGGGCGAAATCTCAGTGATGAATGGGGTATCTTGGGCACATATCAAGAACATCCCGAAGATTGCTGTCCCAGTCCTATCTGACAAGATTAAACGTGCATCCGAAGCATACAAACAAAGTCTATATAGACCTCAAATAGAAGTGAGCCAGAACAGTCAGCCACTATCGCAGAATTTAATCGCTGACGAATTGATTAAATTAAAATCATTGGTTGATAACGGCGTACTCACTGAGGAAGAATTTCAAGCACAGAAAACTAAATTATTATCACAATAAAAAAAGCTCTATAATCTCCCTCGCCAAAGTTAGATTATAGAGCTTATGCATCACAGAAAAAATCATGTAAACTGAGAGCAGTCTTACAAGTCTTTTTCTGTACCCATTTTACCAAAATTAAGGAGTTATGACAATGTGGGTAGAACAATTACCAAACGAGAAATATAAATATTTCGAAAGATACAAGGATCCTTACACTGAGAAATGGAAACGGGTATCTGTAACGCTTAATAGTGGCTCAAATCGAGCAAAGAAAGAAGCTCAGCGCTTACTGGATGATAAGATAGCCCAGAAAATAGAATCATCAAGCACTACTAATGTATCGTTCCATAGTGCCTTTAACGAATGGTGGGAATTTCATCAAAAACAGATTAAGTTAAGCTCAATCAAGAGCCTTGCAGCATCCGTTAAACGAATATATGACACTATTGAACAAGGAACTATCCTATCGAACATCAATGTCAGACTTATCCAATCCTTACTAGACACCGAAGACTGGACAGATTCACAGAAATATCGTGCCAAGACCGTACTAAATACATTCTTCGATTATGCTATTGATCAACAACTTATAACTGATAACCCCTCGAGGAAAGCACGACTTCCAAAGAAAAAGAATAAACTTGAGAAACAGCAAACTGCCAAGAATAAATACTTAGAACCAGATGAATACAGTCGATTGTTGAAAGAGCTCTATCGGAAAGATATAACGCTGAGATATGCTCTAGCGTGTGAGTTTATGCTTTTAAACGGTTGTCGGATTGGTGAATTAGCTGGCTTGACTGTTTCAGATTACCACAAAGAGACACGTTCCCTTGATATCCACACATCATTTAACAGGTATATTCCAGAAAATGAAGGAACAAAAACCGTCGCTAGCTATCGAACTACCTACCTCACTAATCGTGAGATGGAAATTATTGACCAGATACTAGAGTTGAAAGAGTTAAGCGAATCAACCAATCCAGACTGGTATCATAGCGATAAGATTTTCACGACCAATACTGGAAAACCTATCCATAGTACAATCCTAAGTGCATCACTTCAACGAGCTAACGCCAGACTGAAAACACCTATCGACAAGCATCTATCCCCTCACATCTTTAGACACACCACAATAAGCATACTAGCTGAAAACAACGTGCCACTAAAAACTATCATGGACAGGGTGGGGCATGCAGATTCGGAAGTGACTACCAGCATCTATACCCATGTAACAAGGAACATGAAAGACCAGGCAGTCAATATTTTGGATAATATCATTACGAATAACCTTGCCCCTTCCTTGCCCCTTGGGTAGAAAAAAAGAACCCTAGGTTTAACCTAGAGTCCTCAGAAACGTTGTTAAATCAACGTTTTATTTTTTCAAGTTGTAGAATGATTTCAAACCACGGTATTCTGTTAGTACCATTTTAAATGCGTATATAATAGGAAGGAAACCTATTAAATAAGGATATATGCGTGTAAGGTGTAGACGGTAAAACTCACATAAAGTTACTAAAGTTTACACTTATTGCCCCTTATTTGCCCCCTTTTTCATAAAAAGACTTGGCAGCATAGACTACCAAGCGACAATAGAAAAAAACAAAAACATTCTGCACGTAATCGTCCAAAAGTACATCTATAGTGTACCTCTATTTAGATTAAATGTCTAATGCTATGCACAAAATAAAAAACCGCCCATAAAAGGGCGGCGTCTACCTATGAAGGCTATTCTCAAAACCAATATTATTATAACACAAAAAGGGCCTTCTCTCAAATAGCCCTTTTCGGTAAGTCGCTACTGCAACCACTCCAGAAATTCCATCGGGCTACGTGCACATAGCTTACATGGCGCTGAACTCAATCAGTCTTTGGAACAGTCAAAAAATAGAGATTGTTTGCGCATCAGACCCCGTAGAGTTACTGACACTTTTCTTTTCAAAATCTCATTTTTGCTGTAGGTATATTATAACACAAAAAAAGCCCCAGCAAATGCCAGGGCTTCGACCACTACTGCCATGGTATCCCTATTGCAGTGTGAGGGGAGGTGATATACTCCTTTTCGTTTTTTAGTTTGCGTGGTCTGGTTTAATTATTCGTAGTAGTTAACGAGATCATCTTTATCCCAGCATGAGAGCCAAACCGTACCAAATTGGCCAAACTCGAAGTGTCGGTAATAATAGCCACCGTAGTAGCCACCGTCAGCCATGTCAGTGATGTTGGTTTCATCACCAGAAAAACTAAAGAACATGCCAGCTTTGAAATCTTGGTCAGCACCGTCTGGCAAGTCGTTGCCGTCAGCATCTACCCAATTCACCATTGAAACAGGAATACCATTCTCTGTCCAGTCGAATCCAACGGGTGCTAAATAGTCACATTTGATTTGCCAAATGCCATTGACATATTTGACCTCATTGGCTTCATAGTAAGCCTTAGATTGTGGCACTACCGCAGTATTAGCTTGGTTGTTGGTTTGAGGTGCAGTGTCAGCATAGCGCCAAACTTCGATATAAGCTGGCTGATTCCATCCGTAGTAATCATCCCAAGGGTAAGTATTGATAGCTTGCCCTACTGCTCCTTGAGTAGAAAAATCGCAACTGATGAAGTAGGTATCATCGATCATGACACCAACGTGTCCACCAGCTCCACCGGAGCTAGACATATCAGCACCCCATGACATCAAAACGATATCCCCTGGAAGTGCGTTCCATGATTCGTTACGGCAAACACGATAGAAACCGTTATTTGATAGTTGCTGACCAAGGGTTACTGTAGATGGTAGCCCTTGAATACCGATACCAGCCTCTTTCAAGGCTTGCGATACAGAACCAGAACAGTCAGCCGTCCCGTCTGTACCATTACGGCTACCGAGCATTGAATAAGTCAATAGTCCTCGATGGCTAACGAACCAGTTAATTAGTGATTGTTGTACACTCATTTAAGTGCCTCCTTAAATTATTTTTGAATACTCTGTTTAATTTCCAAGAGCATTTCCTCCAACTTTTCGACCTTCTGTTTTAACTCTTCAATTTCGCTCGTTGGTAATTGAGATTTTGTCACAAGTGGGTCTTCCGCAAATTTATTTTGTTCTAGAACCTGTAGGAAAAAGTTGTTATATGTTGGAAATAACCCATACGCTTGACCGATAGACAACGATGAAGATTGTTTCCCTTTAATTTCACCGATATCGCGGCCAATGGCTTCAATGGCCTTGCTTAAATTGCTCATAAATCAACCTCCTTAGAGGGTGTTTTTCGCTGTGTTATATACGCTCACAAGGTCTTCTTGCTCGATTGTGTCGATACGAGTTCCCAATTCGGTCATTTTCGTAATGATGCCACTATCAGTATTGCCACCCGCTGCGCTGATTTTATCAGCGATTTCCTTGAGTGTATCAAGCTCTTCCGGTGCATTACCGATGATATCAGCCTTAGCCTGTGTAATTGCGGTGTTAAGTTGTTCTTGAGTGATGCCGTTAGTGGTCACTTCACCTTTCTCAGCCTTGCCAGCCAATGCTGCCTTGATTTCTTTGATATCTGCTCCGACTGCTTGGGCGAAATCGTGTAATTTACTCATTTAATTATTCCTTTCAGATTTTAGCAAGATTGTAGACATTTACGAGGTCTTCCGTAATTTCACTGCCACCAGTAATCAACCCGGAATCTCGCAATTCATCCACTAGTAACTTTAATTTAGGGCTCTTGTCCGATGGAATAGCACTGTCCGCATTCAGTGAGTTTTTTACTTTCACCTTAAAATTGTTAGATGGGAAGATATGCCCATCCAGTTTAATTTCAAGGTAGTAAGTGCCAGTAGCCACTGCCTTACCCATTGAGAATGAAAATACCCCATTTTCAACAGTAACATCTTGGTACAATGCCACTGTTTCGTCATTGGACAACGTGAGCTTACCAGTGCCGGACAGATTCATGCGTTTTCCATCGTACCCTAGAATTTCAAAACCAAACACGGAAGTGGTGTCCCCAGATTTGAGAACATCACCTCCCTCGATTTGGTTGATAGAGGTCATGAGCTTAGCCATAGGCTAGTCCTCACGAGGTTCGTTGTAGGTCAATGCACGTTCACTGTCTGCCACACCCTTAGTTGTTGGGTCTGTAACGATTCCGAGGAGAACCAAGATCATCAGTAGAGTATTGACACCCTCTTGGATATTGTGTGGAATCTCAAGCCCAAATTGTCCCAGCATAATGAATACTGCTGAGATAAGAGCTGCTAATGTCACTTTATTTTTTAGTCGCAATTTCAAATTAATCATTGTCATTATTCTCCTTTTCTTCATCCTCGTTTTCTGAGGTCAAAATAAATTTTTCTTTATCGATATTCTTCTTAACATACTTATCAAAGTATGGGATTTCCACCCCTAACGCTGACAAGCTAGCTAGGATACTAGAGCCGTATGCCGCCATCATGGCAAGGATGAAGGTATCTAATACCCCTCCGAGATTCATGAAAGCAGCGAACGGATAGAAGATGGCCACGAATGTGATCATTGCTGTATGGCTGACAAGTCCCTTGCGAAATTTAGAGCTTGAAAATTCATGGTAAGCCCACGCCCTGGACACGCCTACGACGATATCGCAAGCGATGATTACCATAAGCAGGAACACCCATAAATGCTCATCGATACCGTGCGCATAGAAGTCACGAACCACATCGAAGACTCCGAAAATGCCGTCTGGTTTCTGTACCATTAACCCTCCTTCGGTCTAAATAGCCATGCAGTGGCAACCCCATTGTTTTCGAGCTTGCCACCTTTTGCAAAGTCAGCGAATGGCTGGTTTTCGTAAGTGAAAGACCCGTTAACTTGGATAAGTACCAGTTTGCCTTCTCCATCCACTTCTTCGTGGTCTGGGGCTTCGATAGCAAAGATATCCCCAGCGTTGAATACATCGCCTTTTTTAGCGACTGGCAACAATTCCAAATATCGCTTGTAGATTGTGCCATACTGGATATTCTGACTCATAACCGCATTGAGGATGGACACGTTAGCAATCTTGCGAGTCAATTCGCCTTGTTCAGCTACTTTCTCAGCCAAATTCAAGCGACTGTCAAGGTCTTTGATAGATTCCTCTGACTTAGCTTGATAGCGTGCTAGCGCTCCAGCTGGGTCCAACTCAGTCGCTAAGATGTCCAAGATAAGCTGGATTTTAGCTTCTTCCGCCTTGCTTGTGTGGTCTCCTGGAACGTCTCGTGTCAACCACGTCGAGCCATCTTTGGACTGGATGGCAATCCGTGTTGTTGTCGGGTTGGTCAGATAACTCGATGTAACACTGAAATTAGACTTATTCATTAGCCGCTCCTTTCTGCGCTGCCTCATTAAAGAGGTCGTTAAGGTCTGAATCAGACGCTAGTACATTTTGATATTGCTCTAGTTGAGACTTGACCTGCTCAAGTTCGCTAACAGTTGCCTGCAAACGAGCTTTAAACTCGGCCTTCTCAATAGTCAAATTAGCGTTCTGACTTGCGATATCTCGAATCATTGAAGTGTAGATTTGTTCGTTCATAAATTCTCCTTTTACCAATGGGCGATTTTGCCGAAAGTGGCTTGCTCATTTTTTAAAGCGTTAATAAATGCTGGGTCTCTCCCGTTTCCGCCTACATTTAGAAAATGCTGCCAAACCCTTGCGAGAGCTGCGGCAGCAAATCCTAGATTGGTGACATTTATCCAGCGCCCCTTTGGAAGCGAAGCCGGGTGGAAAGAGTACCCACGATCAAAATAAAAGTCGTCTTTTAGCAAGATTCTGTCACCATACAGTTCAGCTTGGTCGAAAACTGCATTATGCTCCAACCCTCTTGCGGCGCGATACACTCGAAGCCCAGAGAAACGGCCGGATGACGCTGAATTGATTCCATCCCCAGACGATGTGACGCCTATGGCAGCGAACAACGAGCCGACACCTTCATCTTCATCTGGTGGAGTGTCGTTGAAATGCACGAACGCTGTGTGCGTCCCTTTACGTCGAACGATCGCATTGTCTTTGTTATGAAATTCAATCGTTGCATTGTCGTAGAAATGAATCTCAGATTGGTTTAAGTCAACTCTCATTGATCCGTTAAGCCCTTCCATTCTGCCTCCTCGATAGTTTAAACCGGTAAACGTACCGCTTGTGACGCTTGAAGCGTTTAGGTTAACGACATCAACGAGTGAAGCGTTTAAGCGTCCGCTAGTGATTTTGCTTGCTGAAAGTTCACCGATTTTTGCTGAGCTAATAACACCATCTTCGATGTAGGTAGAGCCAGTGATTTGAACCAGTTTCCCGTCGATTTTAACTGAGCCGTCTTTATTGAGATTAATTTGGTTAAGCACATCACCGGACCTTGTCAGATTCTTAACTGCCCAAGACCCTGCAATCTGGGACATTTCGGACTTGGTGGCTTCGAGACCAGTGCCCAGCTTGTCTAATTGCTTGTTAGTGACACCGAGATTAAATGACCACTTGTCCTCTAGGTTCTCGACTTTCCAAACAGTACCTTTTGCCTCTTGGATAATTTGCGAAATAGACTTGCCGTGTTCACCGATTGTCCGGCTGAAACCGTCAACGGTAGACTTGATTTCATTGAACTTGACTGTCACCTCTTGGCTTGCGTCCTTCGGAGACGGTTGCCAAGCACGGTCCATATTTCCCTCATAGCAATCCAGCTCGGTGAAGAATAGCAATGACTGACTGCCGTTGG